TTAAAATCCTTCGTCCATTAGCTCGGTAGCCTTCTTATCTGACACGCCGTTTTCTTCTTCAATAAGATGGACGTAGGTGTTAACGGTCGTTTCTAGTTTCTGATGTCGAAGGCGATGTTGAACATAGGGAAGGGACTCATGATTTAAGATAAGAATCGAAGCGTGTGTGTGTCTCATGGCGTGTGTTGTAACTTTATTGATATTTAGACGGTTACAAATACGTCCTAGCTCTTCGTTTGCATTCCCATTGCCCACGATTTTTCCTAGTTTAGACCAAAATACGAGGTTCTTAGGATTCTTCATTTCGTGTAGTTCTAAATAATCTTTCTGTGAGATGCGATAGGACCTCATAAAACGACAGTAGGCGGGTCCTATGGTTATATCTCCATCGGCCTGTCCATTTCCCTTAGTTGGACGAAAAGTCTGTCTACGGGCGTCCCACTGCTGTTTAATGTGAACTATTCCATTATTCAAATCTAAATTATCCCACGTTAGGCCAGCAGCTTCCTCGAACCTGGTTCCAGTTTCTAGTTGAAACAGCATCATTAGCATAGTCATGTGGTCATAATCAGCCGTTTTAATGAGGTATTTACGCAGCTTCTTATAATCGGACAACGTCAAATACTTTTCCTCTACGGGCTTAGGAGGGCGTCCAGTGACATGTGCTTTGTAAGCAAAGTCTCGTTTTAGAATACCATCAGCTACGGCGTCCTTGATTGCAGTGTGTACTTGTTGATGAAGCTTGTGAGATGTGGCAATTCCATGACTGCGGCCAAATTCATTCAGGAACTTCTGGTAATCTGGACGTTTAATTGCGCTCATAGGTTTATCCTTAAAATATGCAGAGACGTGACGCCAGTTGCCCATATACAGCTCGTGAGTATGACGCGATACGCCGTCAGTTTTGTAAATTCTGATCCAATCAAGAAAGTAGTGCTTTAGGCTCTCGGTGCTACGTGATAGGTCAGCACCTTCCAGCAGAGCATTTTTAGTTTTAGTTTCCCACTCAACAGCGTCAGTTTTGCGCTTTTCTAAATGAGTAACCGACTTATAGTTACCGTCATCATCCTTATAAGAGACACGGGCTTGCCATTTACCATTATTAAGTTTGGTTACTGACATGTTTTATTCCTCCCAACTGGAAATAACAATAGGTTGACATTCCCAAACGTATGTTCTTTATAACTTAAAATATATACCCCGTGATGGGGTATAAGCGGGTAACACATAAGTTACGTGTTGTACTTAATCTGACAATTCGAATCTTGAATAAAAGCTCTTGGTGGGGCTATAAATTTGTTAAGAAGCCATATAGTGGTTACTAGTAATTAGTGCGTTGAGTTGTTCAGAGTTAACACTTTTATAGGAAATTGTTTCAATGAATGATTCCAGTTCGTCATGTTGACTAATATCTAAACTGTGAATGCGGGTATCATTTTCTAAGTCAGATAGCATTTGGGATACTTTTTTATCGGCATTAATAGCATTTTTAGAATCATTTATTAAAAATATCGAGCTATCATAGTCGTATCTAGAGCTGAGTGTAACCATCTTTACATACCAGTCTTCTAGTGCACTTTCTTTAACTGGTGAAGAGTCAATAAGATTAAGAGTTGTATTTTCTCCATATGCAAAATCAATATTGAATTTTATTTCTAACGATTTCGAAGGGCGTATTTTTATATTTTTTTTAATTTGGTTTCCAAGCAAATCATGGGCGGTGAAAATATTAATCATTTGCTCTTTGGGAGTTAAGATATTAACGACATCATCTAATTTGAAATATTCATCACCTACATATTCGGACACTATTTGATTGAATAGGAGCTCTTCATTTGCAGTCACAATAGGCTTAGGTTTTGAAAAGCGAATTTGTTCTGGTAAATTGTGTTCAATAGTACTATCTAACAATTGAACCGAAAAATCTGAATCTAAATCACTCAGTATGAAGCTTAAATATTTCATGGTTGTTTGAAACAAATCTTTTTGATATTGGTTTAAAGCTAGTCCACGTATCTTAAAGCTGTTGAATGGGATAATTCTATATTTTGCAGACTTATCTCGTTCATTAAACAAGAGTGCACCGATATTAATTGACTCGTTTCTCATACTGTTTTGATTATATGAAATTATTGAGAATTGGTACTTTTGCCTTTGTGCCATTCTATCTGTCCTCCTTTGTAATTTGTAAATATGTTTTGAGCAATATTATACTCGATAAAAGGTTTAATCAAACTTTTTTGTCTATTTAAAAAATCTACATAAGCCTGTTTCTGCATATTACCACCGGAAATCCAATCGGGAGTAATGTTAGAAATTGTATTTACAAAAAAAGTATTGGTTAACGATTCAATTTCAGCAACCACATCACTAAAAGGATTATTTGAACTAAAATCTAGTTCGCGTTGTAATGCGTCAAAGACAACACCGTATTTGAACTTAGAAGCTTGATGCATTTGTTTGCTTCTATTCAAAAACCAAAACATCATAGTTGCTGAGTATGATGTAGTTATGTCTGGATTTACTTTGGGGTTATTAAAATTTAACAAGTCGATTTTTCTTTGACTTACAGGATCTGTGTTCCAGTACGGAGAGAAGAAACAAAATCCGTAGTCAATAGATACTAACCACTTACCATTGTTTTGATATTGAAAGAGGAGATTTCCACCATTTGTAAATCGATCAAGATTAATGGTTAAAAAATCTAAACAGATAAGATTTGGAATTATTTCCTTATTTACAACATTGTTAAATAGAGCACGCCATCCACGTATAGCGTACGGCTGACTGTGATCAGTGGCTAATTTGAATACTTCAAGTAAGTCATTACCAATATTCGGTAATTTTTCAGTAGCGAAATACTTTCCCTTAGAAAATTTATATTTCCACTGTAAGTCAGGAAAATTAGAAAGTGTATCAACATCAATGGTTATTGTAGCGTAATTTGGAGTAGGAACGGCTAATTTTTTTGCAATTTCAGAAACTAATGCTTCTTGAAAGAATTCTGCATCTTGCTTAGATGGTTTAGTTTCTGTAGGATACATCACCATATCGTTCTTTAGTATATATTTTTTACCATCTGAAGCAGTTATGGTAATTGGCTTGCTACAACCTTGTTTTGGCAATTCTTCTTCATGAATCATGTCGATGTATAATGCATCATCATTCAAAAAATCGCATCCTTTCATAATTATTCCTGAATTTTTGATCGATAATAATGGTCAAAGCGAGTGACGGGAATCGAACCCGCGACTACAGCTTGGAAGGCTGTCGTTTTACCACTAAACTACACTCGCATAAGAGCCAACAATGGGTTTTGGTCGGCTCAACAGTTAATTAGAATGTACCTACAATTATTTTTGCTTAAGACGATCAACCATATCTCTTTCCATTCCTTGGATTATGCGGTCATATTCTTTCCTTGAGTAGCTATCTTTTGTAAGATAAACGAAAGCATACAGATTAATAAAAGAGGTTAAGTCATTAGTAATGTTATCTATGAGTTCGTATTTCGACATATCTTTATCCATAATCTTACCTTCTTTCTTTTAAAAGTGGGTGGCAGGGATTGAACCTACATAACAATTTCAAACGAGAGAGAAGGGCTGAAATCGTTATTCTACCATTGAATTACGCCCACGTGATGTAGGTACTAAAGTAAGCGGTAGTATGGGTTATTTGTTACAATGCGAGCGGCAGGAGTCGAACCTACATCTGTTAGTATCTAGTCAGCAATTCAAAGGAGCACCGTTCTACCGTTGAACTACGCTCGCGTGAAAGCCCCGACGAGGGCTTGGACCTGTTATGGTCTTGCGTATTGATTGCCCCGTGGTGCTGGCTTGGCGCCGGAATTATCAGCAGCACTCTGGGTCATATATTGGTAATTACCTGGATTCTTAACGCTGGTGTAGTACTTATTGGAGTCTGAAACAAAAACCATGCCAGAAGTAGCAGTAGTCCAATCACCGTTCTGTGTATAAGAAGCATTGTCTGTAGTACTTGTTTCGCTCGCTTTTTTAGCGGATGACGTGCTAGTAGCTAATGATTCTGAACTGGCTTTAGCTATTGAAGAGCTTTCTGCCTCAGACTGCTTTTTGCTTGCTTCGGATTCAGAACTAGCCATACTCTCTGAATTCTCTTTGGATTCAGACTTGGAGGCAGCAATACTTGCAGATTCTTCTTTGCTGCTTGATAGGGCGCTTTCAGATGAATCCTTCTCTTTAATAGAGTTAGCTTTACTGATACTAGCCTTTCTTTTCGATGCATCTTTTGCTGAACTTTTCTTCGCTTTGCTACTTGAGACTGTATCTGACTGTGATGCACTCGATCTTGCTGTGCCAGAAGGAGCGGCCCAAGCCGTTAATGCTAAGAATAGGATTGTTAGTCCTACTGAGATTAAGGTGTATTTTTTGTATGGACGATTAACACCTGTTTTTGTGAAATGATGAATCCCCCCACGAATTGAAAAGTAAGCTAACGCAATTAAAGATACAAGAAACATAAATGTAAAAAATATATCCAAAGTAATCCCTCCAAAATATGTTATTCCCCAGTAACAATAATTCCCCGAACTATAAGTAGTCCCGACCCCTAGCTTTTATCGACTTCCTATCTGGCCTATAGGTTGTTATAGCTATTTTTAGTTAATCTTTTTTGAGATTTGTGTATGATATAACCCAAGAACCCACAGATGAGCTAGCCTTCTTAACTTTTACCGTAACTGTTTCACCTTTATTCACCTTGGCATTTTCAGAACTTACGAAATTCAAGTGCTTGCCAGTTTCAAGGTTATAACCAAATGCGCTATTTGGAACAACTTTATTGACCTTGAATTGAACGGTTTTTCCCTCAATATCTTTATTAGCATTTAATGCTGATTCTGCTGTTGAAGCAGTATAATCAGGCTTTTTGTTTCCACAACCAGCCAGTGTGAAAATTATAGCTATAATGGCTACAAAACCAATACTCATCTTTTTCATAACAAATTCTCCAGTCTTTACATGGTTTATTATGGTTAGAATCAAGCCAATATTTTAATTTACAGAATATGTTTTTGTCCCAATAGTTTGGAAATTGGCGTTATTGAATTTGACCGTTACATCATTTTTGTTCTCTAACTTGAACATAACCGCCGCCTGCGTTGTTTTTCCTGGCAACAATTTATCATTTAGGCCATCTTCGTATTTTTGTATTGGATTATTACCGTTATCGTCATATTTGGGTGTGCCGGGCAAGAGTTGTTTGTTTGCTGTATCTGTTTTTTGATAAGCATTTACTACAGTATAGATATTTGAAGGATCCTGTTCCTTTTTAGAGTTGTTAGTAACGTCACAATAGAGAACTAAAATTTTAGTTCCGTCTTCGCTGCCATCACGGATTTCCGATTTCGTAAATTTATAAGTTTCAATTCCGGCTGAGAAAACATTATCTTTAAACGTCCATTTGTCATTTGACGGATCAGTCGATTTTGTTGATGAAACTTTTTCTGCCTTGGAGCTATTAACGGAATTAGTTTTAGAACTATTATTATTTCCACATGCGGTGAGCGACAATGCGGTTATTCCAGCTAGTAATAAAACACTGTATTTTTTCATTAATGTTTCCTCCAATATAATTTATTCCCCAATTCCAATTTCAATAACATTATTGCTTTGCTTCTGTGCTAATAGCCAAACTCTCTCGATACTCTTCGGCCTCAGGAGCTTCTTTGAAATCCACAGTCAAATTGCTGTATTTTTTTAATTCATCTTCAATTTCGTTTATAGAAATGTGAAAATACTCTTTACGGTTGTTCACCATATTGACACGCTTTTGTGAAAAACGCTGGTGTAGTTCAGATTCTAATTGGTATGCGTTTTCGCTAAATATTAATGCATGTACGTCAAATTTAAATGGAACCGAAGCACTTCCGAGCTCGTTGATACGATCCATTGGATCTAAGCGGCGGGTTACACCAATTTTGAAGACATTTTTACCAAACGACCCAACATTAGAGATGATATAAACATATCCGGCGGTTGCGTTTTCTTCTCGATAATCCACCGCTGCCTTTTTATCTTCATATTGTGTTAGTTTTTGCTTTAATTTTTCAATTTCGGCTATTAATCCCTCGTTGCGAGGATCTTCAGTTTGTCTTTCTTGAAGTTCTTGAATTGCTTTTGAGTAATGATCGATCTGTTTATTAAGCATTTTTTGTTGAGCTTTAATTTCCCGTTGCAAAGCTTTTTCTTCTTTTTCCCGTGCTCGCTGTTCACGAAGCTTATCTTTTTCTTCTTGAACTTTTTGTCGGTACTCAAAAGCTAGATGAAGTTCTTTCAATTTGAGCTGTAAGTAATTGTTGACCATGCTGATTTCAACAACTTCATACATTTTATTGTGTTGATTGAATGAGCGAATGATCCTTGTTTTGATGCGATCAAAATTTGAATATGATACTTTGTTGATAGCATCTGTACATTCGTTATTAAAGCTACGAAGGATGGCCTTTATATTATTACGATTCATCTTTCTTCCTTGTGCTATGCTTCCGTTGACTTGCCAATGATTGTTAAAAATACAAGCAGCTTTATTTTTGATTAGATTTTTTTGTTGATCACGGATTTCTTGCAATCTGTCCTTGTAGCCTAAGGAATCAGAAAAGTCATATTGCGGTTGATACAGACCATATGAACTCATTTCTAAATCAGGAGAAAGGTCACTAATGTCGGCTTTTATTTCGTTAAGCATGTCAGACTGTTTCTCAATTTCAGATAGTGCATTGATACGCTTTTTGTCAGCGAAATCAATCTGTTTGTCTAATTCATCAAGTGTTTTGTGTTTAGAATTAATGAGTTGGTCAAGTTGTTCAGGCTTCATTTGCTGTAATGATAGCTTGATGTTGTTCTGTTTTTTCAGCTTATCAATGGTTTCCTCTAATTGAACAATTTCCACTTTTGATTTTTGAATAGTATTTTTAAATTCGCTTATTCTGAATAAGTCACCTAGTGACATGAAAATTCCTCCAAATTAATTGATATTAATCTCCGTCGAATGGTACCCCGTATTGATAGGACAGTTCTCTGTATGAATAGGGAATATGGCCATTTTCCTCAATAAAAAGCATTCCCATCAATCCAACTGAAAATTCATCAGCTTCACGTTCAAACTTAGAATGTCCATGTTTAACGGAAGTGTAGTACCCAATCAGCCCCTCATGGAATATAACGTGTCCTAGTTCGTGACCGAGTATGAAATACTGTGTAGGAGTGTGTTTAACAGAATTATTGAGTAGTATGATAGGCTCTTGGTTGTCATAAGCATTTTTACCCAGAGGCATTGCCCCAAAATCACACCATTCCACTTGTATGTTAAGCTTTTCCGCAATTAAAAACGGGTCCGCTGTGTGATAACGATTGACAATAGTTTTAACGATATCTTTTACTCTATCCATAAGTACAACTCCTAATCATGCTTGTGGCGTTTCCAGAATATTGTTGCCATTGCCACACGCACTTGTTGTTTTTCTTCTTCAGTAAGATCTTCACCCCCATAGGTCATCGAACCCTCATTTGCTTCAAGAAAATCCTTCAGGTCAATGGTATCTTTCTTGGTTGCCCATTTTGGCGTGCCATTTTTTCCAAGCAAGTAGTCAGTTGTCACGGAAAAACGATCTGCAATTTTAGAAAGTGTTTCAAGATCGGGCTGTCGTTTTCCTTGTTCATAGGAAGCCAGTGTTGTTTTGGCCATGCCTAATTGCATTGCTAATCTCTCTTGCGTTAGACCAGCTTCTCTTTTTCGTAATTCTTTAAGGCGTTCAGCAAACATTGATAGGCCTCCTTCAATTAATTATAAGATTACTACGCATAATGCGTATTTTGTACAGAAATATAAAAAATACTCGTTTAGAGTATTTTTTGTTGACTGAGTACGCGAATTGTATTATATTAATAAGCATCAAAGGTACGCGAAACGTATTACTTAGTTAGGAGGTGTTAACATGCGTCATTGGTTAAAAGAGTGGAGAGACATCAACGGACTAACGCAAAAAAAGGCTGCTGAATTTCTCGATATGCCAGAGACAACTTTAGCGTCCTACGAACAAGGGCATAGAACACCAAGTGTTGGTAGAGCTAAGAAAATGGCTGTAAGAATGAACGATATATCGAAAAAAAAACGTGTTAAATGGACTTATTTTTTTGAAGATAAAGTACACAATACGAGTAAATAAGGAGATGACAAAATGAAGCCAATGAAAAGTAAAAGAGCCGCTATCGCAAATAGCAACTCTTCGGATTAAACGTTAATGACTGACAATCTTTACCACTTTGGAGCTGGCAAACACGGTGCCAGGGTCATCATCAGTGAAAAAGAAAGTGTAGTTGTTTAGAAGTTTGGTGATACTTGGCACTAATCCTAGCTTAATATGTTCGTTCAGTTCAAACGGACCATTAATTTCGTCTTTGTTAGGAAAATCGTACGTTATCTTTTCCCAGTTCTTTTTAGAAATTTTTTTAGGACGATCATTAATTGGCGCAGTGCGAATACCCCAAACAAAGTCATGTACGTTTAGCGTTAGTGTTTCACCATCTAAAAAATGAATCGTAGCTGTTAACATTTTTTAACCACCTTTTTAAGTGAGAAGTCTATGGAAATTATTTTTCCACCTCGTTGTAAGGCGGGAAGTCGAAGAAGTCGTGAACGCTGATACCGAGGGTGCCACATACCTTACGGATTGTAGTAATTGTTGGACGCTTACTTCTCCCTTCAAACATCGCGTTTACAGTCGACTGGTTCAGCCCAGCTAATGTTGCAACACGATTAATAGTTAAGTTCTGTTGAGTTATTAATTCCATTAAATGTTCGGAAACAAATTCTCCATCGGTTTTCATGTTATGAGCTCCTAACGATATATTGTTAAGTTCATTCTAAAGTAAATAACAAAAATATTTACCAATATATTGTTGACATGTAACGATATATTAGTTATTATATGGCCGAGTTACCAATATATTGTTGACATGTAACGATATATTAGTTATTATATGGCCGAGTTACCAATATATTAGTGGCTGGAAAGGAGATACCAAATGACTTACACATTAAGGATTCGAGAATTGCGGCAGAAACTGGGACTCAGCCAATCAGCACTAGCTGATAAAAGTGGAGTACCGCAAACGACGATCAGCGCAATTGAGTCAGGTACTAATTTGACATACGAGACGGCGAAAAAGCTTGCCCGTGCATTGGGAGTTTCCACAGATGAATTATCAGTGGAGGTGACCGAGTAATGGAAGTTATGCAAGAGAAGTTGCACGAAATGGTCCAAAGGTTCCATTTAGGTGTGTCTAATGTTTATCAAATTAACGAGAGCAACATTGATGAAGCGCGTCGAATATTCGAGTTACTAAAAGCAAATATTTAATTTTCAAAGAACGGAGGAAACAAAATGACACATCTATCACGAACTACATTAATAAATGCACTAGCAAAGGTTAAACCAGAAACACCAAGAGTAATGTTTGAGGCACTAAGCGATAAAGCACTAGATGCTGAATTTCGAGCAGTAACGGCCGAGTATAACGAGCAAGCTAGCCAACTTATGTCAGTTTCATATTAGGAGGTGCGAACATGTCAGATACGATATTGATTCGGCATGAGGCTCCAAAGGGATTCCAATTCATTAGCGAAGAAGAATACGAGAAGTTCCAAGCCTGGAAGCAAGCACAACGTGGTATTCGTACTTGGAAGCTTAAAGATTTGGCCAAGTATAAATACGGAACTAAATCAACCGAACGAGCCTCACGATATTTAACCAAGCATCGTCATGATTTGGACATTGAACAGGGTGGCTTCATTGATTATGTGAATACCCATAACGGCTGGCAGATTCCAGCAGCTGAGATGATCGATTACCTATTAGATCATCCCGATTAATTTAAATTATAAGTGAATTACATGGAAAGGCTATATAAAGCCCTTTCCAAAATACAGAGGTGTAGGTATGAAGAACAAGTTTGCAGAGCAATTGTCATTGGCATTAGGCAAAAATAAAACACTAACACAGCAGCAGATTGCAGATAGGACGCATGTTTCTCCCGGACAATTGTCCCGGTTGAAGAGTGGATCAAGAAGTACTGATCCACAAATCAGGAAGTCGTTAGCAAATGTAATTAACGATTTTTGGCTTAGCTATTCTGGTGCTCGTGAGAATTTCGGAGTGCTGTCATTCCAGAATGATCGTCAGCTACAAGGTGATATGTTCTCGGCTTTGATGAAACAGAAAAAGGAACAGCGTGAGCGAGAAAGAATTGAGGTTGAGTTTGAAGAAGCTATTACAGTCAAGCCGAGAGATCGGACACCAGCGCAGCAGCTAGTTATTGAACGTTATCCACGTGAATATGCAGAAGAAATTAGCGCCGAGATAACTGATTTGGCTAAGAAAGCTGAGTATGCCGGCATCCCAATGGATAAATTGCAGGAAGTAATCGATAAGGTCAATCAAGAAAATGGCTAGGAGGAAATAGCAATGATTGAAGGAGCAATAGTAGGCTGCGCGTTAACTGCATTGTGGTTCAAGCGTCATGAAGTTGCTAGTTGGTTTGGCATTTAAGGAGATGAAGACAATGAAATTTACATTCCGGATTGGAAACGTGCTTTACAAACAGATCACGATTCAGGAGTTAGATAGTCTTTTTAACACGTTTAAGGAGGTTGAACGAATTGGAAGTACGCAAAGTATCGCTAAAGTCTAAATTTGAGTACGAAAAAAGCTGCTCGAGTATTGGGAGTACCCGTGCAGCTAAGACGCTTAATAATTTTATTTTCGAGTTCTATTGTACCCCGAAACAGTCACTAAGACAACGTTTGACACGGAGGTGGGCCAAATGAACGGTTACGATAGCTGGTTAATTGACCAAGAAGAAGCTGCAGAAGGCTGGCGCGATGATGCCCCCACCAAGGAAGACTTAATCGAAAGTGGCGTCATTGCTGATGAGGAGGACGATGAGAATGATTAAAAAAGAAACTGTGGGCATGACGCTTGATGAAATGGAAGCCAAGCTTGAGCAGGCTACCCGAGATAAGAAGGCTTTTAAAAAGGCCATGCTAAAACCGCAAATGGAAGTTGATAAGTATCGAAAGGCCATCAAGACGGTAGATGATCAAATTGACCAACTACAAGAATTACAGCGAATGGCAATGGGTGATCAAGAACAAGTTGATACTGAGTTCTTTCGCTTCAAAATGGGCACCGTTAACCCTAGTACGTCTCGTAACTGGAACCTTGAACGAGATAAGGACGCGACACCCAAAGAGCTTACAGCAGTCTTTGAACGTTTTGACGATACCTTGATTAAGACGTCCCGGAGTGTAAACGAAACGGAAATCAAGAATCGATTAGCAAGTGGAGAGCTCTATGTAACCCCTGATGGGAAGATCATGGACTCAAACCTTAAGGCTCTGCCAGGATACTCCGGGTCACTCAAGAAGCCCAAAATTTCCGTAAAAGCTAAGGAGGACTAAGGATGAATGAGAAGCTTAATCTGATGCAGAAACTTAATGAGGCTGCTAAGTCAATTGGCGCGGTTCATAAAGACGGTAAGAATAGTTTCCAGAACTATGAATTTCAATCCGAAGGAGCTATCAAAGCTGCGGTTGAGCACGCAATCCAAGGTGTTGGAATTCGAATTATCCCGAACTACGAGATTATCAATCAATATGATAAAGCCAGCAAGAAGGGCGGTTCAAACCACTTTGTTGACGTCATGGGGACGTTCTTAATCACAGACGGTTCAGAGTCACAGACAGGTTCAATGCCCGGAAGTGGCCAAGATAGCGGTGAGAAAGCGGTGGCTAAAGCTTGTACGAGTGCTCAGAAGTACTTCTACAAACAGCTGTTTAACATCACTGACCAGGAAGAAGATCCGGATACAACTGACAGCAATGCAACTGATGGTGAGCCGCTTATTAATAGCCAGCAAAAGGACCGCCTAGACAGACTGTTTGAAGCTCTGGCGGGTGTGACAAACAAGGATAAGGAATTTGTTGCTAAAGCTTATTTCAAGAAGGTTGGCAGCGTTGATAAGCTGACACACAGTAGTGCTAACACGTTAATTGAGTTGGTTACTAATAAATTAGATTCGTACGTTGACAAGGAGGACCAATCAGCATGAGACAAATCACTATTTCGGGAAACTTAGGTAAGGACCCTGAAGTGCGACAAACGCAAAGCGGTATGCAAGTTGCTAACTTTAGTTTAGCAGTAAGACAGAATCGCCCGGATGATCAAGGCAACTATGGCACTGACTGGTTTCGATGTGCGGTCTGGGGTAAGCGGGCTGGAACGATTGAGCGATATTTCCATAAAGGAAATCACGTTCTGGTAACAGGTACGTTTGAAGTTGATGAATACAACGGCCAAACGCAGTTGGGAGTCAACGTTACAGACTTTGACCTGCCAGAACGAATGAGTAATCAGGGCCAGCAGCAACAACCGTCACACAAGCAAGCGACACCAAGTGCTAGTGACCAAATCACTATCAGCGACGACGATCTACCATTTTAATCAAATGACATTCGAATTGGCTTGAATGCAGCAGTGACTGAATCCACCGAACGGGTGAAAGGCCCATTAGTAAGGACAGGAGGTGCGAGATGGCCCGTCCAATAAAAAAAGGAATCAACTATTTCAATTTAGACGTTACTTTTTTTCACGACATTAAAATTCGTAAGATCCGTAATGCCTGCGGTAATCAATCAATCGCGATACTAATCTACCTGCTCTGTAATATCTATGAGGATGAAGGGTATTACATGCGGTGGGATGAAGATATACGGTTCTTAGTGGCTGATGACCTTGGTGCTAAGGAAAGTGCAGTACAAGATGTGGTTGATAAAGCTAGTGCAGTTGGATTTTTTGATAATGAACTATTTAAACAATATCATGTGCTGACTTCGAAACGGATTCAGGAGAATTATCAATTAGCAGCTAAGCAGAAAAAAGATCACTCAATTGATCCAAGATATCAACTGCCAAAAGTTTCCAATGTTGATAATGCAGTTTCCAAAGATGGAAACCCAGTTTCCAGTCATGATAACCCAGTTTCCAAGTCTGAAAGTACACATAACAGATCAGACCAGAGTAAATCAGATAATAACAAAACAAATAAAACCCAACCGCGTGATCCTCGTGATCGCATTCAACAAGAGTTTACTGAACAGGTTTGGTCCATCTACCCGAAAAAGCGTGATTTTCAAAAAGCTTATGACGTTTATTATGCAGCCAAGGTTGAGGGGGTTAGCTTAGAGACCATTGTTGCTAAGATTAACGAGTATAAGGCTTATTTAAAGCTACATGGCACGGGTGAGTATTACACCAAAAGCTTAGAAAATTGGCTGGGTGGTCGAGGCTGGATGGATGAATACGATATGACACCGCCTAAGCCAAAGGGTAAGGCATCAAACGGCCGTAAAGAAGTTACGCCAAAGTGGATGCAAAACGGCGCTTCTCAGGCGGATTCTAAGCCAAACTCAAGCGATAACCAGCAGGACGATATGAGTGATGAGGATTTCCTAGCGCTCGTGAACAGTCAGGAGGAAGCTAAATGAATTGGGGTAATCAATTAGTCAAGTTAGCCGCTAATCATGCCTATGAATCATCGGCACTGCATTGGACTAAGCAGCGTATGAAGCGGCATTTAAAGGCCGGTGGTAGTGCACAAGATGAGGTGTGCGCTCATGAGTACAAGCTATTTGCACTTGAGGTTTTAATTATTGAATATCAGCGGGATGGCTTAAATTTTGATTTGGCCCAATGTTGGGGTAAGCCAGCCGAGTATTTTATTGATCTAGAGCAAGCTAGACAAGGATTGCAAACGGAGGTGAGCGCATGACTGAAACACAGGTGCTAGTAATTAACGCTGATCTACCCGATATCGATCACCCACTAGCAATCGGTCCAGAACCGGAAATGTTTAAGCTCGCGCAACATAACTACAAATCTGGCGAATGGCCGTTTCCAGTTAGACTGGTTAAGCCTGGGACTAATGTACGCAGTGATGAAGCTTACTTAGCTAGTATGTTACCAGATCCCCAAGCTGAAGAACGTGAGCAAATTAGAGATATTCGCCGTGCTCATCGTGATGGTAACCATACGATAAGGGCGTTGACCGATGAGACTGGCTATATTAGTCAGCGGGTTAGCTATCTAGTGCACAAGTACAGTTTGCCGTTGCGGAACGGCTACTGGCGTGCTGAAAAGTACGACAATCCCAACGAAATTATTACTGGACAAACAGTTGATTTGCTAGGTGATAAGATCGGCGCCCCAGCTAGATCGATAAGGCAAGCAAGCTACTCAAATGGCATTGTCTGTGGCTACTACATTAGCCGGGTGCCGAAAGTATGAGCAAAGTAGTGATTAAGGGCGAACTACCTAGCTTAAATGAGTACATCAAGGCTGAACGGGCCAACAGATACGCCGCAGCTAACCTAAAGAAGCGGTACACGGCCTTATGTAGTGTGTATGCCAGGGCTAGTCGGAATTCTGGAGTTGAATTCAGTTGGCCTTGCAAGCTTAAATTTACGTGGTACACGAAGAACAACCGAAAAGATGCGGATAATATCGCGTTTGCTAAAAAGTTTGTGCTGGACGGCTTTATGAAGGCTGGGCTTTTAGGCAACGATAATCGAAAGCACATCACAGGATTCCAGGACGAATTTGCCGTTGATAAACGAAATCCTAGAGTAGAAATAGATGAAATCACGGAGGACGAATAATCATGATTGATATGAAAATTGGACAGTATCATCTGACTAGTGACAAATACGAAGTTAAGGTTAACAGGATGTCATTAGACAGCCATGGGCATCCGGTAACTAGCTACGATGAAAAGTCTGGTATTAATCGGCTAGTAGAAGCACCCTTAGCACACTGTAAAAACGTCGAGGACGCATTGCACTGGCTTCGTGGGTATTTAATCCGGACTGGTAGTGAGCACATTAAAACAGTGGATCAGTTAGCCAGAAAGAGTCATGAAATTGAACGACAGTTTGACACGTACATTAAAGAGTGTGTACCGGAAGGATTATGAGCTATGTCCGGAAATGCTAAAACGTATCGGGATTTATTTCAAGAAATATATGAAAAATATGGTATTCAAACTACAACACAATTTCACATCAATCCAGATAAACAGATAAGTGAAGAGAAATATCAAGAAGCTTTAAAAGCTTATTCAATTTTACCAGCAATATTTGATGATACCTTTGGGAGGGACGAAGATGCCTAAACACACTAAGAAACGTTCAACGATTAAACGGAAGCACCGGCGCATGAAGCAACACGCCGAAGCAAACAAAAAGCCGCCCGTTAAGGCGACCAGTCACGGGACCACTCGAATGACCGTTGTAAGTATAACATAAAAAAGCGCTGCCATCGCTGACCGCGCTACAACTAATTCCGAATAAGTTAATTATAGCATACGAAAGCGGAGGGGCGCATGATGGGCGAACAGCAAGTTATTTCAGATGAAATTTTTCCACCAATTGACCAGGAGAAAACAATTAAACAGGTGCGGCGGTTCCTGGATAAGAAGTTACCGCAAGCAGTTCGGGCGTCCGGCCATTCGGTCGCTGATCTTAAATCGCCTAGCATGGATGGCATGCCTAAGTCGGCCCCAGCTCGTAATTCGGCCGAGGATCGGATTACACGCCGCCTGTATGCAGAGCAGATTGTCCGACAGACTATTCAGGCCATGGCTCGCTGTGATCATGAGTGCCAGGAGATATTAGATCGGCTATATTTGCAAGGTTACAGTGACACGATGTGCTACATGGACATTGGCTACAGCAAGACTCAGTATTTTGACCGCTGGAAGCCATTGGCAATGCTGCAGTTTGCACAGAGCTATTACCTAGAAGACCTGAATATTTACCAAAACCGAACTCAAACCGGACTTTAACCGAACTTTTTCCGAACTCAAGCCGGACTTCATAGCAATAAATTGGTGGTAAATTAGTAGTATCGATAATTGGTTAGGGTGACAAATAAACGTTTTTCTGATAGCTCTAATTGATTATTATTGTGGCCTTAGCTCAGTTGGTAGAGCACCTGACTGTTAATCAGGTTGTCGCTGGTTCGAGTCCAGCAGGCTACGTTAGACGGGCACAGATGTACAGTTTGTGTTGCCTCCTTGATTAAGTTGATATGATGGCCCGCCTATTAAGCAGATATGATCTAATTGGCAAGATGGCGGTCTCCAAAACCGTCTATGTTGGTTCAAATCCAGCTATCTGTGTAGCCGGCGGATTTATAAGGGGTGATGCGCTCCTCTCTGCCGCCGGCATTAGTCTTCGTGTTTAACGTCGGCCGTTGAATGCGAGTATCGCTGTGGGCTAATTGGTAAGCCACAATGGGATGTAGGTTCGAGTCCTACCAGCGATATTGCTATGTGATACAGCACCCAATGGGAGTTGACCGCATAACGCGTGCTTGTGGCGGAATAGGTAGACGCATAGTCAGACGCGAGTAACGGGTGTTGGTTGACAACCAGTATGTCCACACATCATGTAGGGTGCAAATCCCTGCCAAGCACATAATTGGCGCAATTAATCTGGCCACCAAATTACATGCGGAAACATGTGCGCTGTGGTAATATGATCAAACATGGTTGTAAAAATTATAATCGTTTTTCTGATAACAACTGTGTTTAGGAGCCTGACATTTAGTTGGGCTCTTTTTAGTAAAGTAAATAGTGTGTATTGCAACTCAAACAATACTAAATATAGTATGATATTAAATTGTATTGTTGAATAACGGGATCGCCATCTTATGAGACAACAATACATAAGCCTGGCTGACGTCAGGCTTCTTTAGTACATACGATTAGGAGGCAACGCAATGCAAAAAAGCTTTAATTATCAAGATGGTTTTGGTGAGGAACTAAGCCTGGCAATTAATCCATCAAGTGGTTTCTTATTGGCTACCGATGATGTTGGTGGAGACAGTGTAGCAATGTCAATTAGCTTTGATGAGTTGAGACGGCTAGCTAAGCTGATCGATGACGAGGTGCCTCATGGCAGTAATGATTCATAGTAAATACGGGTATGAGCCACCTGAATGGGTGCAGGCTGACTCCCGGCTAGATAAGTGGTACAAGGATAAGAAGCGTCGTGCAAATAAGCATGGCGCTTTTAGTTTGGATAAAAATAAGGAGGTGCAGCATGGAATTACCTGCAAATGTTCCAAAGAGTGATGAGCTAATTGAGTGCCTGCGAATGGAAAGGGTTATCGATGATTCTCTACATGAAGCAAATAAACGTCGGGCTGCTTATTATGATCAGAAAATTATGGACGAACTTTTGAAATGGTAGATAAGCTAATTCCAATTAACGGAGGTGTGGTGGTATGTAATGACAGAAAAGTATGAGCAGGCTGAACAGGACTATATGGCTGGTATGAAGTACAAGGACATTGCTACTAAGTATGATGTTAGCTTAAATACTGTCAAGTCGTGGAAGGGCCGTTATGGCTGGCAACGTGGCAGTGCTAAAAAGAATGCACCCACTAAGTCAAAAAGGGTGCACACAAAAGCCAAAAAGGGTGCACCTAAAATAATCGATGAACTAGAGGCAAACAGTGAGCTTACAGATAAGCAGAAACTGTTCTGCCTCTTTTATTTACAACGATTTAATGCAACATGGGCATATCAGCGAGTCTATAAATGTAGTTATGAGACGGCAAGAGTTGAAGGTAGTCGCACCCTCGCAAACCCTAACATAAAGAAACAGATCACTGAGCTCAAGAAGCAGCAACGTTCCGAGCTGCTGGTAACGATTGACGATATCGCTCATGAGTACGCTAAGCAAGCGTTTGCTAGCCTTGGTGATGTACTAGATTACAAGGTACACGAAGAATTAGTGACCGACACCGATGGCAATGCGTTCCTTGATACTGATGATAACCCAGTCAAAAAACACGTTGCTGATATCTACTTGAAACCGAGTGATCAGATTGATTGGTCACTGGTGCAGGATATTCATCGCGGTAAGGATGGCTTGGTGGTCAAGTTGTACGATAAGCAAAAGGCATTGGATAGCTTGTCTAAGTTGATTGGTACTGACGATGATAATGTTAATGAGCAACGGATCCGCAAGCTTAAAGCTGACGCGGATATTGCGGAGGCTAAAGCTCACATTATGAATGCCTCAACCGATAGTACTGAATCAAAAGTTTCTGAATATCTGGATAAATTGGATGACGTCCTAGGTGGTGATAGCGATGGCAATTAGTGAGCTATATACGCCGAAACAAATTCAAGTGCTGAAAACCTTGCGGCGGACGGACTGGCGACTACTGATAAACTATGGTGCTGTTCGGTCTGGTAAAACTGTCGTTGATAATGACGCCTTCTTGATGGAACTGCGGCGTGTTCGTCAGGTTGCTGACAAATTAGGGGTCAAGGAACCAATGTACATTTTAGCGGGGTATTCAAGCAAGTCGCTACAAAACAACGTATTACAGGAACTGACGAATAAATATGACATTAACTTTCAATTTGACAAACATAACTCTTTCACACTGTTTGGCGTGAAGATTGTGCAGACGTTTACCGGGTCCATTGCAGGGCTGGGTGCCATTCGTGGGATGACCTCGTTTGGGGCGTATATTAACGAAGCTAGTCTTGCTAATGAAGAGGTATTCAATGAAATCCTTAATCGGTGCTCAGCACAAGGTGCGCGAATTATTTGCGATACGAACCCAGACGTTCCGACTCACTACTTGAAAGCCAGCTATATTGATAACGATGATCCTAAAGCAGGAACCGTTAGTTTCCATTTTACAATCGATGATAATACCTTTTTGCCCCCACAATACGTTGAACATCAAAAAGCGGGTACGCCGTCCGGAATGTTTTACGACCGTGCAATACTCGGTCTATGGGTATCTGGTGAAGGTATGGTGTATAAAGATTTTAATAAGGACGAAATGATTATTCCACGGGCTCAATTGCCAGCAGACTTAACTTACTATGCGGGAGTCGACTGGGGCTATGAACATAAAGGAACGATTGTTGTCATGGCTGATGATCGAGTTGGCAATACTTATTTGATTGAAGAACATACACGTCAGTTTGAAGAGATTGATTACTGGGTAGAGATTGCAAAAGATATTCAGCGTCGCTATGGTCGAAATATTAAATTCTGGGCGGATAGTGCACGTCCCGAACATGTAGCCCGTTTCCAACGTGAAGGGCTCAAGGCGTTCAATGCTAAAAAATCGGTTTTATCAGGAATCGAGTCGGTGGCTAAGTGCATGAAGCAAGGCCACTTTTTTGTTATCAAAGAAGCGATTGATGCCTTCTTAGATGAAATCTACCAGTATGTCTGGGACGAGGCTACGGGCTTACCCGTCAAGCTCAACGATGACGTGATGGACGCGTTACGGTATGCCGTCTATAACACACATGAACGGCTCAAGGCACGGACAATTAAGAAGCCAAAGGGATTAAGAGGATAGAAGGTGAGCGGATGCAGTATGATTTGAACAAGAAGCGCGGGTCCAACGTTGCGATTGACCGTGAATTGGCTGGCAATATTGAAAACCCTAGCTTTGATGTAATTAACTATGCTATCAATCAACAACAGCAACGTATTGACCGTTATAACATGCTGGAACACTACTATGAGGGTAATCAGCATATCTTAAGCCGAAATCTTGAGATGGCGGCTAAGTTGGATCGTGCAGACGAAAAGGTAATGACGAACCACGCCAAATATATTACTGACATGATTACCGGCTTTACAACTGGTAATCCGGTATCCATTTCACCGGCGAACGGTAAGGATATTAAAGCCATTACGGATGCTCAGGACCAAATGGATATTGATTCGCATAATACGGAGATGGAGAAAGATTTAAGCGTGTTTGGGTGTGCCTATGAGCTGCTATACATCAAAAAGGTGTCAGACGCAACTACCGAGTTGGCAATTGAAAAAATTGATCCGCGCGGCTGTGTGCTGGTAACGGATGACACGTTGGATAAAAATCCGCTGTTTGGTATTTACTACGTGGAAAAGAAGGACCTGCTTGGTAATGCTAAGGGTTATTTGATTACTGTCTATACGGCCCACTGGATTATTCAGTATCGAACTAAGACAGGACGAGTGCTATCAGATGCTAATTTGGCAAGCAAACCTAAGGCCATTCAACATTATTTTAATGGTGTCCCACTTATTGAGTATCGTAATAACGAAGAGCGTCAAGGTGATTTTGAGCAAACGATTAGCCTAATCAACGCCTATAACGAATTACAGTCAGACCGTATCACCGATAAAAAGAACTTCGTGGATGCCTTGCTGGTAGTCTATGGCTTTACCCTAGATGAGGGCGAGGACGGTGAAGGAGCTAACTTGAAGGACGGTATTCTAGAAGCGCCTGGTAAAGGCGACCAGGGTGCTAGCGTTGAATGGTTGACTAAGAGCTTTGACGAATCACAGTTACAAGTACTTGTTAAGTCGATTAAGGATGACATTCATCAAACGTCTTACGTCCCTAACATGAACGACGAAAATTTTGCTGGGACGATTAGCGGCGAAGCGATGAAGTACAAACTGTTCGGCTTACTCCAATTGTTGGCGACTAAGCAGCGATACTTAACACGTGGAATTCGCCAGCGTCTACAACTGATGCAGAACATTTTAGCGTTTAAAGGCCAGTCAGTAGATGCCTCCGGAGCGACAATTAATATTGTTCCTGATATTCCAGTCAACATGGCGGATGTCATTAGCAATATCAAGAATGCTGAAGGTGTCATTCCGCAATTGGTATCACTCGGGTGGTTGCCTGGGACAAATGACCCACAAGAGTTAATTAAGATGCTGGATCAGGAAAAGGAGAAAGCACTCAAGCTACAGCAGAAAGCTATGGGCGGCGAGCCTGCCACAGATAACGAGGAGGTAACTGCGGATGATTCTGGCAACGTTTCAATTAAACAAAAAGCAGGTAGTGAGTTATCAGATAACGGGCCACGCGAATAGTGCTATTAAGGGCCATGACCTAGTTTGTGCTGCTGTTTCGGTGCTTGGCCAAGCCATCACTAATGAGCTATCTAACGCCACTGTTAACGAAAATGGTGGCTTGTTTATTGGATTGATTGAGCCCAGTGCTGATAACAAAGTTCTGTGTGAGACCTTATTACACGGACTACAAGATATTTCAGCACAATATCCTCAGAATTTGCAAGTGGTGGTGAAGGGCAATTAACTCAGAATTGAATAAAATCATTAAAACGATTGGTGTATTTGTGATCGTGATAATTAAAATGCTTGGATTAGTTTCGCTTGGATGGAAGCCAATTACAGGCATTTTAATTTTGCTGTATTTGATTTTATAAGCTCGGAGGTGTAGGAGTGGCGGATGACAAACGCAAGTTAAGTTACTGGCAACTGCGAGCCGTTCAGAGCGAACAGAAATCACATGATGCTGCAACCAAACAAGCGACTATCATTGCAAGGGCGTACATGCGTGCTCAGAACTATTTGACTGGTGAGGTATCACAGATATACAAACGATATTTTACGGACGGTAAAGCGACGGAGGCCGAGGCACAACAGATTTTAAACACCAATGTTAGTCCGACTGAGTTAGTAACGTTACAGGCCCTGGCTGATAATGTCAGTGATAAGGAGTCAAAGAAGCAAGTGACTAACTACTTATCACAGATGGCAGCTAAGGGCCGTATTACCAGATTGGAAGAGCTCAAGGCTAAGAGCTACATTGCGGTGAAACAAGCGGCATCTGTTGAGATTGAGAAGTCCACGAACCTTTATACCAAGGTAATTCAAGAAGCACTTGATCAGGCAACTAACGAGAGTATCATAGGTGACTTTGATAAAGATGTCATTCTTCCGGGCGTGAGCGCTGATAGTCAGCCTAAAATGCACACTAGAACTATCTTTGACCCTAAAACGGGTAAAGAGATGGTAACAGTTAAAGTGAACCCAGACGAACCAATAACACGGTTTAAAGAGTTGCCAGGGAAGTACGTTAAGGCTATATTAGATGCGCCGTTTAAAGGCAAGAACTACTCTAAACGGATTTGGCATAACACGGACCAACTAGCCGACCGACTTAGTGAACTATTCACTGCACAGCAAATGAGCGGTATGCGTGAGCGTGACATGGTGCAAGCTTTAGCTAAGGAGTTTGGAGCTAGCAGCTACAATACACGACGATTGATTAGAACAGAAGCCAACTACTTTCATAATCAAACGAAGCTCAATGAATGGAAACGACGCGGGGTTAAAAAGTACCAACTGGTTGCCGTGCTGGATATGCGGACTTCAAAAATCTGTCGTAGTATTGACGGCCGTGTATTTAACGTAGATGAAGCGGAAGTGAATGTTAATTTTCCGCCGTTACATCCATTTTGCCGAACTGTCGCAATCATCTATTTTTCAGATAGCCAGTACATGATGCAACGGACGGCGAATGATCCAATTACTGGTGAAAAACTCAAGCTGAAGCCGGATGCTACTTATCAGGATTGGCGCCAGGCAGTAATCTTAAAGCATGGTCCGCAGGCTTTCGATAGTTTAGATAATCGGGTTGGCAATCGTCGGTATGATACTACCCAGTATGATGAATACAAACGGATTTTAGGTGGAGATAACGTACCCGAAACATTCGAAGATTTTCAAACGATGAAGTATAATGACAGTGATAGTTATCAGAACCTGTTGAAAGTAGCGCGCGAGGTTCGGCGCGAACAATTTGCGTTGAACAATGTACACAATTTTGGTGAAGTGCACGGTGTTCCGTATCAACAGGAAGCCAACTCAGTTTTTGACCGTTATGTCGATGGACAACTAGTTACACGAAGATATTATGGTAAGACAGGAAAGGCCCGGCTGGACATTAATTTTACCGACCATGGTAATGCTAAAATGCACACGATTGTGCCACACGCGCATCCCTGGTTACGCGTTACAAAGAAAAATGGCAAGATTGTTCCCCGGCGTGAAGAACCTGGGCGGAAATTAACGATTGCAGAAAGGATTGTGAATAAAGATGGCGGTAAGACGAGTAAAAGCTGATTCGGATCACTTAGAGTCTTTGGAGCAACTTCGATTTGCGTTAGATGTTCGTATGGAGGTTCAAATCAAAATCAATGATGTTGAGTGGTACATTGGCTTTGACAGTGAGGGCAAACGTATCATTTCTAAAGATAATGGTGATTTTGATTATCACTTCAAAGATACTGACGACGTTGATGAGATTCTTGATTATGTAATTGATGGCAAGAAAATCCGTGACCAATGGCAAGATATCGTTATTGTTGCAATGTAGGGCGTTCAATCATTTTGATTGGGCGTTTTTTAGTACGACGAGGAGAACACGATGAGTAAAGATAATTTGGATTTAATGCGTTACACCGAGATGGCAATGAAGGGCTTGACGTTTGACGCTGACACGGAGCAAGGCTTTAAGCTCATGACGGATGCATTTCTAACATGTTATGAGGAAGCACTTAATAAAGGATATGATCAAGTAACAGCAATACAAACCGCCACGATGATCCTTTCGACAATGTTCCATCAGGATTAGCATGGATGACCTGAGCACGTCTCTAAACTACTCAAACTAAATAGCATGCGTGGGTCTGATAATGACGCCACGGTCAATTTAGCACAATGTGTGGGACTCTCAGAGTAATGCACGGGGTGCTTTTTTTGTGGTCTGAGTTATCGGAAATTCGTGGGCGTGGAGGAATTTAATTATGAAGAAGCTACTTAAACTAAAGATGGATTTACAGATGTTTGCTGACGGTGGTAATGGAACTGGCGGAGATGAAGGTGGCAATCAGACGGCTGATAGTACGCCTAACACAACCGACGCCAATCAAAATAGCAACAATGACGACTCTGACCAAGACAATCAGGCAGATACGCCGTTTAAATCGTTTGCTAGTGAAAAGGACTGGCAATCAAGTGTTGATAAGCTGATTGCTTCGGCAATTAAAACACATGATGAAAAACAGGCTAGTGAAGCCCAGCAGCAAAAAGATTACGACAAGATGACTGACTTGGAAAAGGCTAACTATGATAAAGACCAATTAACCAAGCAACTTGCTGAATCACAGCGCCATGGAACTATTGTTGAAAATAAAGCCAAAGTTACGGCCCGACTGGGTGCAGACGATTTGCCGACAGCGCTGATTGCGGCTTTTGGTGATGATGTTTTAGCAGATGATAAAGGCGTGGAAGCGGCTTACACTGCAATCAGTAAGTCATTTACAGAGAGCTTGCAGCAAGCAATCGATAAGCGAATCGCAAGCAGTGGGACCACATTGCCGGGTGCTAATACATCCGCAAATAAATCTGAAGGTGCAACAGCAGCTGAAAAATTAAATAACTCGCAAAAGCCAGCAAAGTCCAGTTTATGGGCGACAAAATAGGGAGGTACTAGATTATGGCCTATGTATTTGATAAAGGAACAGTAGAACAAAAGAATTTCATGGCATCTGAAAAGTTCGTATCATTCTCACGGCAGGTTGATGACACCAGTTACGCGGTGAAGACGGATGCTTTTGGACATAAAGTTATTCCAGCCGGCACGATTTATCCAACTAATGACGCTAAGGCGGAAGGAGTCACGATTAATGAAGTGGACGTTACACATGGTCCTCAAATGGTTGGCGTGATTGTTGAAGGCTATTTATTTGGCCAACGCTTACCAGTGGCGCCAACAGCTGAGGCTATCACGGCATTAAAGAAGATTACTTTCACTGATACGGACGCCGCCGTATCACAAGCCTAATTAAAGGAGGAGAAAACAAATGGCTCAAATTTCAGATTTATTCACGCAACATGATTTAATCGATTTTTCATTGAATCGGCAGTATCCAGCGATGCAAGGTGATGAACTATTCCCAGCAATCAAAGTCAACTCACTAACTGTTGATATCTTGAAACGTCAAAATCGAATTCCAGTGATTGCATCCTATGCGGCTTTTGATAGTGAAGCCGAAATTGGCAGTCGGTCTGCCTCGGGCGCTGCCATCGAACTGGCTTTGATTAAGCGCAAGATGCAGATTAAAGAAAAAGATTTGTATGCGATGCTCAATCCGCGGACGCCTGCAGAAGCTAGCTACTTGCAACAACATGTTTATAACGACTTTGATGTGCTCAATCAAGGCGTTTTAGCACGAATTGAAAAGACCGCTATGGACGTTTTAGCAACAGGTAAGACTATTTTGCCAGATGAAAGTGGTAAACTTGCTGTCCAACTTGATTATCAAGTTCCGACTGAACATCAGGAAGCTTTGACTGGAGCTGCTACATGGGATAACGGCGACGCGGATATCCTTGGTGATATTACGCGCTGGTGCGATAAGATGGATATTACACCAACCCGGGCGCTAACTAGTCGGAAGATTTATCGATTGATTACGACTAGTACCAAAGTTCTACAAGCCGTGTATGGTAACTCTACTCGGGCACTTGGACAAGCCGACTTTGACACCTTCATGCAGGCACAAGGTTTACCAATTTTTCGGACTTATGATCAAAAATATACCCAAGTCGGAAAAGATGGCAAGATTACCAAGAGTCGTTACTTCCCAGAAAATCGACTTGTCTTAATGAACGATGACCCGATTGGTAATAAAGTGTTTGGACCAACTCCAGAAGAGTTAGCACAATTCAGTGGCCCAGCGCAAATTAACGCTGTGGGTAATGTTTACGATATGATTTATACCGAAACTAATGATCCAATTGGGACTTGGGAAAAAGCCTCAGCAGTTGCGCTTCCAGCGTTTGCCGCGGCGGATGAGGTATTTCAAGCTCAGGTTTTAGCCTAGAGGTGATTGATAATGAAGGTTCGCGTTAAAGATTACCCAATTCGGTATAAAGATACTCGGTATAAAAAAGGTGATGAGCTCAGCATTACGCAAGACGCGTTCAATGATGAGCTTTTTGTTTGTCTTGATAAGCAGAAGGACGAGAAAACTGCCGATAATGCTCAGTTAGAAACAGACGACGAAGGATAGAGGATGATCGTATGGCTAAACCAAGCCCACCAGATAAGGCGGGACAATTGACAAGACTATATACGCGATTAGGTGTTAAGAAAGACACGCCGGATGCTGCGGTGGTTGATGACATCTTTGATGACGCTGTTCAAACGTGCTTGGATTATACCCGGTCTTCACTCTCGACACCGATTCTAATTCAGGCAAAACGGCTTGCCATTATCATGTACAACGAGCAAGGAACAGAAGGCGAAGCATCGCGGTCAGAAGGCGGCGTTTCTCAATCGTTTGAACTGGGACTACCTAACATAATTAAAACCGCGCTAGCACCTTACCGGGTCGCGAAAACGAGGCGATTCTAATGCGCCTTAGACCAACAGATCTGACAACTGTTTATTTACGACAACAACAATCAGGTCACGATGATGAAGGTAATGCCATTACGGCGGGATGGAGCAATCCAATTGCAGTGAGGATGAACATTCAAGCTGCTGGCGGTTCAGTGAATGCGCAAATCTGGGGCAAAGACCTTAAGTACATTAAATCTGGTAAGTATCAAGGTAATCAGATCAATGAAGGTCAACAAGAAAATTGGGGTGTTTGTGTCAATGTTACTAAAGATAGCGAGCCAGATTACGTTATCAATTCGATACAAACATTCAGCACCCATAAAAATATCACTTTAGAGCAACGTAAACGAGGCGAATAGGATGGCTGAAGTTGAATGGCGTGGCAGTGATAAGCTGAAAGCTCAGCTCAAAAAAATGCCCAGTGTGGTTCACGATGCCATCTGGGATGCTACTTTTGATGTTGTTGAGAAAGCAGAGGGCTATGCAGTCAAAGAACTTCAATCCAGCGTTAAGTATGGAAATGGTGAGTTGGCTCGAAGTATTAAATATGAGGTTGTCGATAGTGATGGCAAGATTGTCGGTCGTGTCTGGTCCGATGACCCAGTAGCGCTATTTCGTGAGCTCGGTACTGGACGAGTGGGTGAGGAGTCGCAAAAAGATTTACCCGATGGATTTACACCAGTGTACAGGCAAACGCCTTGGTTCATTCCTGCTGATGACGTTGATACTGACCTGAGTGAACTGTATGGTATGCCTAAAATCGAAATCGACGGACACACATTCTATCGGACAAGCGGTCAACCCGCCCGCCAGTTTTTAACCCCCGCCGTCAAACAAGCCAGTCGTGAGGCACCAGAGATGATTAAGCAGAGTGTGGAGGCCGCACTCCATAACAAATTAGGGGGTAGTTGATGGTAATTATTAATGTGAAGTCAGTAGTGTATCAAGCACTAACGGCTATACCGGAAATTAAACAGGTCTCAACCACGTACCCAGATAATTTAACGGTGTTCCCAATCGCTGTATACAACACGGCACATAAAGCCTATTTTCGTGATGCTAATCAGCAAGAGTTGCAAACGGAATGGACGATCACAATTGACCTCTTCTTAAAAGAAGGTAGCACAACGGCAATCACGAATAAGCTCATGTCATCATTTGGTGATATGGGCTTTTCAAGCGATGTTGGTGATAGCAATTTAGCGGGTGTGAATCGCACTGTATTACGATTTACTGGTGTTGTTGATAACACTAGTCACCGCGTATTTGAAAGTTGAAAGGATGATTGAAATTGAAAAAGAATTTAACAGTATTTGATTTACAACGATTTGCTGCAGACGCTAGTGCCGGGCTTGCCGGAACAGGGACCAAGCTTGAAATGTCAGTGGATGGCACTAAGTTTGATGAAATTGGCGGTATTAAGACCGTTCCTGACATGGGTTCAGACCCAGAAAATATTGATGTGACTGATTTATCAGATACGAAAAAGAAGTCAGTTCCTGGGATTGAAAATACATCAACGTTAGCTTTTACCTTTGTGTACAAGGGCAGCAACTTTGCAACGGCTTTAACGCACAATGGTGACAATAAGCAATATAAATGGAAGGTCACTTATCCTGATGGGATGACAGCTTCTTTCACTGGCTCATATACCGTCAAAATGGGTAACGTTGCTGTCAACGGAGCACTTGAATACACGATTTCGATTATCGTATCGGACGGACCGGACTTTGCAACGGCCAGTAGTAGCGCCGGAGCTTAGAACCGTCACATTTTATCCAGATAATAATTAACTTGAGTAAGAGACGAGTAGGCCAGCAGGCTGATATGAGACGAATAATAAAAATGGAGGAACTACGTTATGACAGTAAAGAAAGCAACTAAGAAGTTTGAAATGGGTGGATTACAACTTGAATTAAAGTTAACAGGCCGTGATATTTTGAATATTGAAAAACGCTTGGGTAAATCTATGATGTCGCTCTTTATGAGTGCGGATGGCGGAATGAAATTGCCACCATTGAATGAAATGCTTATCGTATTGCAAGGTTCGAACCAAACTCACGGCGTTACTGATAACGACATTTTTGCTGCCTTTGAAAAATATTTTGATGAAGGTCATGCCCCAATGGATTTATTTACAGTGCTAACAGACTTATTCCAGGAATCTGGTTTTTTCGGCAAGACAGCTTCGGCTTCGAAGACGAATACGGAATCGGAAGTCACTCTGGACAACGAACCAACGACCGAGACGACACTTTAAGCAATAATTACCAGACTGTTTCTGAGTTGCTAAGTGCTATTTACCCATTGGCCGTGCAATCTGGGATTGATTCTGACCACTTTTGGGAACTTGATTTTGGTGAACTCATGGTTCAAGTAATCGCAAATAATCGTAACCGTATAGATGATATGCGAATGAGAGCGGTAATGGATCACAAGCAAGCTGAGATGATGGCATTTGCTTTGAACGACCCTAGCAAAATGCCATCGGCTGAAGAGGCTTATCCATTTATCAAAACAGCGACTAGTACATCGTCGGATTCTGTTCCTGAATGGAAACGGGACCAGTTGCTTCTAATGCAGCAATCGCAAAAGATTAAGACAGCCCGAAAATTCAAAAAAACTACATAGGAAGGGGGAAACAACGTGGAACTTGAAGAAATTGAACTGCTATTCAAAGTGAACACTGAACAAATGGAACAACAATTTGCCAAGGTTCAACCGATGATTGATAAATTGATGGGGAAGACCGCTGATAGTGCGAAGTCCGGTATGGACAAGACCGAGCAGTCGATGGATGTTTCTAAAGGTGTTCAAAAGTTGCAAGACCAGTTGTCCGGTTTGAACGAGACTATCAAAACTGCATTCGAACGAATGAGTAGCTCGACATCTACCGGGGCTAGCAAGGTCAACCAGAATGCTGGCAAGATGTTTACCGGTAGCCGGGTTAAGGTAAAACAGGACTTACAGGCCATGCTGAGTGATATCAATGCAAAGATGGATCAGGCCCGAGCTGCTCAAGCCAAGATGCGTGACTTAATGAATCAAAAAACGTCCTTGAATACCGCTCAACAGAATGGGACGCAAGGAATTAAAATTGATAATCAGGTTGCGTCCGCTCAAGCTCAGATGACGCGTTATCAAAACCAATCTAAAGCTCTAGCCCAATCAATGCGACAAGAATTTAAAGCGGTGCCGGACTCACTGCGGCAGATTTCTAAAGCTATGGATCAAAACGAAGTTAAAATTGAAACCTATCGGCGTCAGTTAAAGGCGTTGCAGGGCTCCTATCGTGATGTTCAGGATTCTATGAAGACGATGGGTGCCAGCGACCGGCTGACCAAGCAAAGCACGGCACTTGAAAAGAGCATCATGAGCACACGCGATAAGATGAACAAGCTCATTAATTCCAATGATAGTCTGAACAAGAGCTATGCTTATGTTTCTGATCGTGGTGACGAACTTAAATCTGTAATTGGTAAGCTCAATACTGAGATGGGTGAATCCGGGACGGCTGCTACACGAGCGGCAGGTTCGTATAATCGTTTCGGCAGTGCGGCAAGTAGCGCAATGAATAAAGGATCAGGTTCCGGTAAGGGGCCTTCTAATTGGTTCAGTCGCATTAGCAACGGTATTCAAAGTGCAACAAGTCGGATACGCAATTTTGGAAATAGTAGTAGTTCTTCAATGAACAAAGCCTCTTCTAGTGCTAGACGGACCAGTGGGGCCCTGGGCGGCATTGCCCAGCAGTTGAAGTACCTCCCATCACAATTAATCGTATTTGGGTTGCTGTACCAAGGCTTGACGCAACTTGCTACTGGGATGATGACAGCATTTAAGACGAACGCGCAGTTTGCAAGTAGTCTGAATCAAATCAAGGTCAATTTACTGACAGCATTCTATCCGATTTATAACTTTGTTCTTCCGGCCGTGAATGCGTTAATGTCATCATTATCTAAAGCCACATCATGGTTGGCACAGTTCACGTCAGCACTAACGGGTATGAGTTACTCCAAAGCTCGACAAGGTGCGCAGGGCCTTTATGAGCAGTCTAAGGCACTGAATGACACGGCCTCAGCTTCTAGTAAAGCTTCTGCTTCTGTTAAGAAGGCTAACGAAGAGATTCGAAAACAAAACGCTGCCCAGGCAAAGTCGGTTCGTGAGGCTAATGCACAAATACGCGCTCAAAATCAAGCTCAAGCAGCCTCAGTTCGTGAAGCAAATCGACAAATTGCGGAGTCTAATAAGCAAGGTGCAGCCAAAGTTCGTGCTGCTAATGCAGCAATTGAGGCTGCAAATAAACGGTCCCAGGCCTCAATGGAAGCAACCAAGAAAAAGAATAAAGAGCTCATGCAATCTTTGATGGGCTTTGATGAACTGAATGTTCTTGATAAGAGCAATGATGATGAAGACTACTCTTATGATAAAAAGCCAAAGGAGACTTTTACTCCGCAGGAAACACAAACGGCACCAGATTCAACGCCAACACAAAACGCACCGGAAAGTACGCCACTGCAATCGACGGATGGTACTGATGCTGGAGCTGGTGATGATGGTGTCAATTTCGGCGTACCATTAGGTCAGCCATTCAACAGCGCAACTGATGCAGCTAAAAAACTGCAAAAAATTTTAGGTGAGCTGTTCGACCCAATGAAGGCAGCTTGGGACGCCAAGGGTAACTCAGTAGTGGATGCTGCTAAGTATGCTTGGAAAGAGGTTGAACGAGCGCTCAGCGATGTTGGACGATCGTTTATGCATGTATGGGACAACGGTACTGGTCAGAAGACAGTAGAAGCTATCTTACAGCTGTTAGCAGACATGCTTAACATTATTGGTGATATTGCCAAAGCGTTCTCACAAGCATGGGAAGGTGGCGGCGGTCGTGGTACTAAGCTAGTCCAAACTATTTTCAATTCGCTGAATAATGTATTGAAACTGATCCACGATATTGCCACTTCATTCCGTAGTGCATGGAATGGCGGCAATCTGGGCGAACGGATTTTTGCCAATCTCATTACGTTGGTGACAAATTTAGTCGGGCTGATTGGTGATATCGCTAAGGCGTTTGATAATGCATGGAATCATGGCAACACTGGTACCAAGCTTATTCAATCAATTTTAAATGCATTGAACGCTGTAGTAAAAGTGCTTAATAATATTGCAGTAGCATTTCGTAATGCTTGGAATAGTGGTGCGGGTGAGAAAATTGCATCAAATCTCTACAAGATATTCACAAACATCTTTAATACTGTTAGTGCACTTGGCGGCCAATTTGACAAGGCTTGGCAACATGGCGGCGTTGGTACATCTATTTTTAAAACGCTGCTCGGTATGGTTAATGACATTTTGGGTGCGTTAAACGACATGACAGGAGCAACCGTTAAGTGGGCTTCTAAGCTTAATTTCACACCCTTACTACAATCGATTGATGGATTGCTAAAAGCGATTAGACCAGTAGTCAAAGATGTATGGGACGGCCTGGATTGGGGATATCAAAATATCCTGTTACCATTGGCCAAATACACGATTACTAATTTAATCCCAACTTTCTTCGATGCATTAGCTGCGGCGCTTAAGTTGCTTCACCGCATTATTCAAGCTTCACAGCCAGCCTTTAAATGGATATGGGATTCGTTCCTTGAGCCATTAGCAAAGTGGACTGGTGGAGTTATCGTTGGCATGCTTAAGAAGTTAGCAGATGCATTAGGTGGGATTTCCAGTTGGGTAGATAAACACCATACGGCCGTTGAAGCAATGGCGAAAGTCTTAGTAACTATGTTTGCATTTAAAGTAACAATGACGGGGCTAAGTAATGGAATAGGACTACTTGGAAAATTAGCTGACAAAGCGGCTACTATTGGTGGTAAAGGGCATGTTCTCAGAGACTTTTTTAAAGGGATTACTGGAATTGATAAGCTAGAAGAAGCTGTTGGCAACGTGAAGACATTATGGTCGCTTGCAAAAATGAAGTGGTCAGATTATGCTACTGCATTAGCAGATGGTTGGAAGGCGCTCAAGAGTTGGTCTGCGTGGTCTAAACTGGCTGCTGTTGGTCAAGCTGCATTGAATGTAGTTATGGACGCGAATCCAGTAGCATTAGTGGTATTGGCTATCGCTGCATTAGTTGCTGGATTCGTCGCGCTATACAAACATAATAAGAAATTTAGAGATTTTTGTAATTCTGTTTGGAAGAATATAACCAAATGGTTTGGTGATTCAATCGATTGGATTTCTAAAAATTGGACTAAAATAATTGGTTTTATTATTAATCCGGTTGGCACGATTGCTTCCTGGTTCCTTAAAGATACAAAAACAGGTAAGAATATTCTTAAATGGGCATCGAAATTACCGGGTAAAGCCTCCGATTGGGCTAAGAGTGTTGGTAAAAAAGTTGGAACTCATATAACAAATGCCAAGAAGGATTTTCAACAAGCAGGAAAGAACATTGGTAATTGGACTACTGGCTTTGTTGGCGGCGCTAAAAGAACCGTTAATACTTGGGCGTCGAATATTGGCAGCGGTGTTCATAAGAAAGTTTCTGATGGTAAAAAGGCCGCTCAAGAAGCGGGTAAAAAGATTGGTAACTGGACGTCTGAGTTTACGAGCAAATCTAAAGGTGCAATCGTCGGTATTCGAAAATGGGCATCAAATATCGGTAGTAATGTTAATACTAAAGTCGAAGATGGCAAACGATTAGCCAAGAATGCGGGTAGTAAGTTAGGTTCATGGGTTAATAACTTTAGAACTGGCGCAAGTAAGACTGTCTCTAGTTGGGCTGGAAGTTTAGGCTCGAAGACTAGTTCTGGAATGGGGAGTTCTAGGACGGCTGCGTTAAGAGCCGGTACTCAGTTAGGTAATTGGGTTGCCTCGTTTAGAACTGGCACGGGTAAAACAATTGCAAAATGGGCCGGTGGTTTAGGCGGTAAAATTGGTGGCGGTCTTTCATCTGGTTGGAAGTCTGTAAAAAAGGGTTCTGCGGATGTTGCTAATGCAATTATTGGTACGATTGGAAAAGCCGTTAATGGCGTTATCGATGGCATTAAATGGATTCTCAATCACGTAGGTGCCTCCAGCAAAGCAAAGTCATTGAGCCACTGGAGTGTTCCTTCATTTGCAACTGGTGGTCGCCATAAAGGTGGTCCAGCAATCGTTAATGATCAGGTTGGTGATAAGTATCGTGAAGCATACAAGTTACCAAATGGACGAACAGGTCTTTTCCCAGCCGTTCGCAATATGATGGTCAATCTTCCGAGAGGTACTCAAATTCTCAATGCGGCACAAACGGCTCGTAAAGTAACAGCAATGGTGCCACACTATGCCGGTGGTATTGGAGACTTTGATTTTGACTTTTCAAGTATTGGTAACTTCAATTTGCCAAGTTTCAACTTTAGCATGCCGAATTTTGGTGATTTGTTCAGTGGTATAGGGGACAGTGTAGGCAGTTTTGCCGATGGTGTGAAAGATACGGCAAGTGATATCTGGGACGATGTCACGCACCCTGAAAAAGTATTGAAAGCTGCTATGAACAAGTTTGTTAAATTTACCGGCTTAGGTGGCTATCCGCTAGATGTTGCTAAAAGTATGGTGGATTTTAGTGTTGATAGTGCTAAAAGTTGGGTCGGTAAGATTCTCAAAGAATACGGCGAGAGCGAAGGACCAAATGGTGGTGCAATCACTCATTCAATGATTAGTCGCGCACTTGAGATGACTAAAGTTCCTAAATCGCGGTGGTCAAAGATGCAACACGATATCATTGAAGTGGCTAAGTCAGAGACCGGGAATCGAAATATTATGCAGACAATTACTGATGTGAACTCGCTAGCTGGTAATCCTGCAGGTGGACCACTACAGTATGTCAAGTCAACCTTTGATGCATTTGCTTTTCCTGGACATCATAATTTCAGATCATCATTTGACCAAGTATTGGCTTATCTGAATAACTCAGACTATTACAATGCTGCCGGTCATACAGTCATTTGGGGCACGCCTAAATTTGATTGGTTGCACAGTGGACCGATTGGGCACCGCCGTTTTGCTAACGGTGGTCTTGTTGATACTCATCAAATGATCGAAGTGGCTGAACGGAATAAGCCGGAAATGGTTTTACCTTTAACTAACATTCCACGGTCAATGCAATTGATTAAGCAGGCACTAAGCTTCATGGGACAAACGTTCAGTGATGGATTACAAATGCCCGCAGCTTTAACTCAGTCGATGGATATGAGCAGTCTGGCTAGTCAGCCAAGTAATACAAGTACACAGAGTATGAATAGTGGTGGCATTAACGAGCTTGGAACAAGCATCGTTAACGCGATTGTACAGGGCTTACAAATGACAAACGTTGGCGGCAGCATGAACAATCAACCGATCAATGTGAACTTGACGTTGCAAGTTGGTGATGAGAAGTTCGGTAATGCTGCTATTAAAGGCATTAACGCGGTAAATCAGAAGAATGGTAAAAACATGTTGAGACTATAGGAGATGATTACGATTGACATATTCACTGAAGATTGGTGGGACAGTGGTTAAAGCACCACAGTCCCTAGAAGTTGCAATTCAAGATATCGATGCCAAAGCATCGCGTGACGCGAATGGACTTTTGCATCGAGACCGTGTCGCAATCAAACGCAAGTTAACAGTAAAATGGGGGCCGCTAACACTGGCCGAGAATAGCACAATACTAAAAGCTGTCTCTGGACAGTTTTTTTCTTGCAGTTATTTAGACCCACAAGAAGGTGCAGTAGTGACCAAGACATTTTATGTTGGTGATCGGACTGCACCGATTTATACACTTAATCCAGTGACATCAGATTATATTTGGCAGAATGTTTCAATGGATTTCATTGAACAGTAGGCGGGTGAAAATTAATGATTAAGCAATCTGATTTAGCCCTCGCTGCATGGAAGGCAACTGAACGGACGTTGGATGCAGTTGTCACAATTAACAAGATTGACTATAAAACGACAGATATTGCATCCATTTCATATGACGCAGGTGGCTATACTGGAGATACGTTTGGTATTGGCTCGAATTATGAAAACAGCGTGACAATTAAGTTTTCGCACTTAATTGAAGGACTTAAACCCGGCATGACGGTATGGCCTAAGATTGGTATAAAAACATCTAATGGCTATGAGTATAGCTCGCTTGGTCTTTTTATCGTATCAGATGACATTCAAATGGACCGAAACAACGATGAGACAACAATTAAGGCATATGACCAGATGTGTCTACTGGAGGGTACCTACACTTCTAAGTTAACTTACCCTGCTAAAATGACCAGTGTGATTGCAGAAATTGCAAATTTGGCTGGCGTGTTACTCAATACAACTGACATTAGTCGTTTGCCTGTACAAGTTAACTTACCGAGTGCTATTACCGGTCAAACGTATCGAAATGCAATTGGCATGCTTGCTCAATTTTATGCTGGATTTGCAACGTTTGATAGGGACGGCAAATTAACAATTCGCACGATTACAGAGCCAGATTATACATTAGATCCGAGCCAATATGAACAAGGTGGCTTAACAAAAAATGAAGCACCATACAAAATTGGCGGTATTCAGTGTGAGGTCACAACGACTACTACGGATTCAACAGGTCAGAGTACCGAAACTACAAACACGCTTCAAGTAGGGGCAACGTCAGGATCACAGATTAAACTCACCAACAATTTGATGACAATGGATCGTTTAGCATCAATATGGCAACAGTTACAAAGCTTGACCTTCTACCCTTTCAGTTTGAATTGGTTTGGCAATCCTGCAATAGAAGCTGGCGATTGGCTAACACTACAGGATACTAAAGGAAACAAGTTCAACGTGCCTAATAATGGTTATACTATGACGTTTGATGGCAGTTTGTCTGCTGTTTCTAAAGCAGATCAGACCTCAACCTCTAGTAGTAGCTATGCTTGGCGAGGCGAGCTATCACAATATGTTGCTGACTTAGGTGGACGGCAAGGTGCTTCGGGTAACTATATCTATGGTACAGATACAACTGAACCGCCATACGGAGCTAAATTTAACGATATCTGGTACAAGCAGAACGGTAATAAAGTTGAATTGTGGACTTACGAGCGTCAGGCAGATGGAACTGGTAAATGGGTACTTACTGTGTCGGACGCTACTGGGGAAGAAGTGAAAGCAAAAGTTGACCAAGTGGAACTGGAAGCTAAGGCTAGTACAGATGCAGCTAAAGCGGCCAGTGATAAAGCTGACCAGCTTGCGGCCAAGTACGATGATACAAATGTATTAGCTAATCAAGCACTAGACAAAGCTGTAAGTGCTCAAAGTGACGCTAGTGCTGCAGTTGCCACAGCAAACTCTACAGCCTCGGAATTCGGAAAAGTTGACCAAAAGGCAGATAGTGCCTTAGCTAGTGCACTTGGTGCCCAAAGTGACGCTAGTGCTGCAGTTAAACAGGCTTCTTCTGCTGCCGCTGACTCTAAAGATGCTAAGCAAATTGCTGGAGCAGTTAGTCAGAGTTATAAAACTTTAACTGATGGTTCAACTATGACCATTGCTGAGTTACAGAATGGCCTAGCTGCCAAACTGACTAAGACTGATCTCAACGGATATGCCACCCAGACCTGGACTCAAAATCAGATTAAAATGACTGCTGATGGAATTAACGGAACCATGTCCAGTATCAAGAGTACTGTCGATGCTCAGACAACCAGTATCAATGACCTCAAGGCTGACTCAAGTTCTTTTAAGAGTCAGTTTACAACAGTTAACAATACTCTCGGTAAGCAGACTACTGACATTGGTACCTTGCAAGCCACGTCAAAAGAACTGACTACCGGATTCAATACGTTAACAACGGATAATACAACTAATAAGAACAACATTAGTCAACTTCAGCAGACTGCCACAGAACTGAATAGCACGATGACGACGGTTCAAACACAGGTTCAAAACAGTGCTGTGGGGACAAACTTGTATACCGATACCAAGAATTTTGACAACCCAGCATCATGGTACGCAGCCAGTTTGTGGACAAAAATCACGGATACCTATAATGGACTAGCTGTAATGCAGACAACAGAAGATTGGAATGGGGTAAGCCAATATATCCAAGTTAAAAAAGGTGATGTTTTAACTTATAGTGTATATGCAAAATATATAAGTGGTACTGGAACAAGCAGCATCTACTGGCCACTCAACAATCCAACTGAAGGTAGTTATAGCTCTGCTGCAACAGATATAGGCCATAACACAGTAACTATAACAGATTCATGGCAGAGAGTTTCAGGAACAACAGTTGTCACTAGTGATGGTTATTTACGTCCTCGGATTGAACGAACTAATGGAAATACCAACACTCTGCAGATTGCCGGAATCAAGGTAGAAAAAGGCAGTCTATCTACTGATTGGTGCCCTAATCCAGCTGATAATGCTACAGTTACTGCTTTATCCAAGCTTTCTCAAACTGTTGACGGTATGAAAGCTGATATTTCCAAGAAGATTGAGAAGAAAGACCTTAACGGTTACGCTACTGAAACTTGGGCGCAAAATCAGATTAATATTAGTGCTAATGGGATTAATGGCACGATATCCAGTGTCAAGAGTACGGTTGATGGCCATACAACCAGTATCAATAACCTCCAAGCTGATTCAAATGGGTTTAAAGCTCAATTTACGACAGTCAATAACACTATCGGTAAGCACACTACCGATATTGGTACGCTCCAGGCATCCACTAAGTCTTTGTCTGCTAGCTTTGATTCTCTGAGCACCGACAATAACACTAATAAGCATGATATTAGTCAATTGCAAGCGAGTGCTACAGCATTTAATAGCACTTTGTTGACTGTTCAGCAACAGGTGATAGATAGTGCTGTGGGAACTAACCTGTTATTGAAAACCTATAACCCATTCATTATGACGGGTAATGGTGGGGTTAACCAGGCGACACTAATGTACGCACTAAGCAGAAGACTCGAAAAAGGAACGACAGTAACTCTAAGTTTTGATGCCATTTCTACGGCTTCTGCGAACTTTACAATCCAAAATAGTGCTAGCGGAGACGGTGGGACTTGGATGGGCTACCTTAATAATGCGGCCGTTGGTACCACAAAGAAGCATTATGTAGCAACAATCAAGTTAGATGGCTATTCACAGCAAGGTGCTTATCTCCGCTTAGATAATGTGCCTTCGACAGCTACTATTACATTCTCCAATATGAAATTAGAGCTAGGTTCAAATGCTACGGACTATTCCACCAATCCATTGGACAACGCAACAGTTGATGCAGTTTCAAGTATCTCTCAAACTATTAACAGCATCCAAACGACTGTTAGTGGAAAAGTTGATGGCAGTACCTATCAGTCCAAGGTAGATCAATTAAGTAACCAGATAACTTCTGTTGTAGGGCAGGTCAATACCTTTGGTTCAAGAAATATTGTGACTAACTCACAGTTCCAATACGACTATCTAAGCGGACCATCTTGGACTACAACTGGTGCGACTACTGATATGTGGTACAAATCAGATTTTGCTTGGTCATGGGTTAATGGGTATCAAGGTATTTGCTTCAATCAACCAACGACGACTGACAATAGTGTCTGGTATGCTTTGCACTCTAGAAGAATTGTTATTGGACAAGATATCTCGACTCCTTGGTCGGCTAGTGCTTATGTGAATATCGATACCGTTGGCCTCGCTGCGGTAATTACTATTGAATTTTACGACACTAAGGGTAATCGTATTGGGCTTAAGGAAACGTATAAAACCAGCCGTGGAATGGAACTAATTAAAGTTGAAAATGCTGTTCCTCCGGCTGGAACTGAAACAGTTTGCCTTGCATTCCAAGTTCATGGTGGTGGCCATGTTGCTATGATATGCCCAATGCTCAACCAAGGAACCACTGCTGCTACCTATGTTCCTGATGTTACAACTGGCGAAGACCTTCAGCATGCATATTCTGCTATCAATCAAACTAATGACCGGATCAATCTTCGTGTTGAAAAGGCCGGGGTTATTAACGCAATTAATATCTCGACTGAAGGAATCCAGATATACGGTAACAAGCTGCATATTACGGCTACTACCTATATTGATGATGCAGTAATTAAGAATTCCATGATTGAGAACCTAAGTGCCGATAAAATCACTGCAGGTACTATTAATGCTGCGCATATCAATGTAATCAATTTGAATGCGAACAACATAACAACCGGTACGATTAAAGGTAGTAACTTATCGATTAATCTGAACACGGGTAATGTTGAGTTCCAGGCAGGACGTATCCATTCATCTGATAATGCGATTGATATCAACATCAATAACAAGTATATCTCAGTCGCTGACAGGGATAATCGTGTGTTTATATCTGGTGGGGAAATCCAAATGATCCAGCCGACATTATTCTCAAGTCAATCTACGCCGTATGTTCGTATCAGTAATGCTCAGGCGGGAGCATCTTGGGGTGGTGCAACTTTCTGGGGACGTGACTATTTTGTGGTCACTAACGGAGCTAACGATGGAAATATCTTTACTTCGCCAATGGGAGAAGAAAAGTTCGCAGGTATTTCTGGAGGACACTCGACCTCAGGATGGCAAGTAACTAAGATTGGTGGCGCCGAACGGGGTGTGCTTATATCTGGTGGTCGCGTATTCACTGATGGCATAAGACTATCACCGTATATAAGAGTTGGTGATCCTGGTCACGCAGGCACCGGTTTGCATGGTTCTAACATTAGTATGCAGGCTAGTTATATTTATCTAAAGAGTACCCATACAACATCTCATGGTGCAAACGCATATCTGGCACCAGACGGTGCATTAGTTCCGTCAACCTCCGCCGCTAAATACAAAACAGACATCGTTCGATCGTTTGAAACTGAAATGGGGGACAAACTCCTAGAAGTTCCAGTTGCGCATTGGAAAGACAAAGAAGAAGTATTAGCCAAAACTCGTGATTCTAATGCTAAAGATCCAGAAACTTATTTCGGAATGATTGCTGATGATCTGGATGATGCTGGTCTGAATGAACTTGTTGAGTACGATGATAAAGGGGAGGTCAATGGTATTCAGTATGACCGGGTAGCATTGGCTCTTATTCCATTAATTCGTAACTATCGAGATCGCATAACTGTATTGGAAAACAAAATCAAACAAACGAAAGAGGTATAGTCAATTATGACAGCAAGAAAAGAAGTATTAACATTCAAAAATGGGCAACTAGTATCAATTGGAAACACTATGGCAGAGTTTAAGCTTAAAGGTCGAGCTTCTCTCGGGCGGACATGGTTAATTAATCGACTTGAGGACCTGAACAAGCAGTTTAATGCTGACCAATTAGCAACGCAAAAGAACTTTTTTAAAACCGATGAAGATGGGGAATTTGTCTATAAGGAAGACAAAAAGACGCTTATTCTTAAAGATGGATATACTATGGAAGAAGCTCAAAAAGAGTTTGACCAATTAGTAGAAGAACCAGTAAGTATTGAAATTAGCTCATATTCTGCACGAATGAAAGCTTTATTTAATGCACTTGAGGATTACCCGTATGAGCTGGAAGGGCAAACAGCTTTAGTATACGCATTAGTATTTGAACAGTTTGATAAAGCATATGGAAAAGGGGAATAAAAATGGAACTATTAAACACTAGCATCTCTTATAATATCGATGGAACTGGAAATACGAGTTCTGTAATTGCAGGTCTTCGTGGCGAAGTAGAAGGTCGAGTAACTATTACGGCAAATGTCACTATTTATCCGACAGACTTAGCTAAAGATGAAACTTTCGATGATCTAACAAAAAAAGAATTATCCAAACGTGCGATGAATAAGATTCCATCAATAATTGACTCTCTAATTGCAGTTAATGGTGGGTGGAGTTTTACTGCTGGCAGGATTTCATCTGTATCCACTCAATTTAATCAGTCTGAAACTGGCACATATGTGAATGCGAATGTTACTGCCACTGAATCAGATTTTTCAGATAAGAAGTTAGACGATGTTACAATGTCGGAGGCGCAGAGCGTGCTGCAATCCATTCTTAAGAATGAATTGCCAACATCATAAATATTAAGTGAAAGATGAACTTTGAAGAGATGGTGAATTGAAAATTAATAAGTTAAAACGACTAGGCCAGTGTATTTTAGGATGCTTTTGACCGTTCAATCAGGAATGACAAATAGGAGGTAGACAATTGAATAAACGTAAATTAAAGGCACTCATCTTAATGATGGGCGCCATTTTTATGGCCTTTTTAATGATCAACGTTACCAGTCAGGCTGCTCGTATGGATATGGTCGATGTGTCTAATAACAACGGCTACATGTCAACGACAGAGTATGTTTCGATGCGTAATGAATTTGGTGTTAAGGCCCTTACCGTAAAGATTAGTGAAGGTACAACCTTCAAAGATGGCTATGCTGCTAGCAATATCGCTAATGGTCAAGCAGCTGGCTTATACGTCAACGGCTATCACTTTGCCCATTATAAAACTAAGGCTCAAGCAATTGCCGAAGCTGACTTTGCTGGTCAGGCAGCCAAAGCGGCCAGACTACCAGTGGGCGCAGTATTGGCAACGGACGTAGAATCGGCTGAGGAACAAGGAATCTTGTCACAAGCGGCCAACGACCGCAACAATGCTGCCTTCATGAAAGAGATTCAGAAGTTTGGTTATCGGGCCGACATTTATACGTCTGGATCATGGGCTAACAACAAGATGACCATCAAGGGCAAAACAGGTTGGGTTGCTGGTTACCCCTATGTCATGTCTGGTCAGAAGTGGTATACGAATAACAATGCCTGGCAATGGTCCGGGGCAGCTCGTTTCCGGATTAGCTACGGTGGCTTTGACGTCAGTCAACTTTATACTGATTACTACACAGCTGGTCAGAAATCAACTGTCAAGCCAACCGATCCAGATGCCGTTAATGATAACAACCAGGAGGCCAACAAAAACACTTCCAAGCCATCTAATTCGGTCAAGTGGGTCAAGGAGTCAAAAAACTATACGCTCAAGACGGCGGTTAAGCTGCGCACTGGCACGTCAACGGCATCAAGTGTGATTGCTATCTTGCCAGCTGGGACTACGGTCAAAACTGACCAAGCTATCATTCAGAATGGTTATCGCTGGGTACGTCAGCCACGATTTAATGGTTATGGTTATCTAGCAACCGGCCCGGCAAGCAATACGCTGGAATACGTAAAGAGTGGTGCAACTCATACGTATTACACAGTCAAGTCTGGCGACAGCTGGTGGTCAATCGCTCAGCGCAACGGCCTAAGTATAACTACATTAGCTAGTCAGAACGGCAAGACGATTTACACCACTATCTAT